CGCCTAAAGTTGTGTCAGTAGCCACGGGAAGTGCAAAAGAAGTGCTAGTAATTGTAAAGCTAGGATATGTTCCTGAAATGGAAGTACCACCAGCGCCTGTCAATGCGACAGTCTGGTCAGGAGCTGTATTAGCAATCTCTCCACCAGCGGACAAGCTAATGCCTGTGCCTGCCGATAGGGATGCTACAACGTTAGTGGTGTCGGTTACATCTGCACCTGCTTCGATACCGTCGAGCTTTGTGCCGTCTGTGGCTACGTCTCGTCCATCGAAGGTGCTGTTGGTTGTTATTGCGCCTGTCATCGCTCCACCTGTTCTAGGTAGTGCGGCATCGGCTGTGGTGCCCTGCGCAGCAGTAGCGTAGTCCGTAGAGGCTGTAGTGGCAGCAGTGCCCAAGCCTAGGGTAGTACGTGCAGCAGAAGCGTTCGCATCGTCAATCAGTGTACCACCAAAAGTCGAAACGGCTGAGGAATTTAGTTTAGTAGCACTAGCTACAGCTATGTTGTCAAACTCAGTGTTAATCTCCGTCCCTTTAACAATCTTAGCAGGGTTACCAGACGGCAGAGAATCTTTAGCAGCAAAGTTAGTAGTTTTAATATAATTAGACATCAAGAAACCTGTTCAAGTATGAGAGGAGGGGAAAGTAGAAAAAGGGACTCCCCTGTTACAGGAAGCCCCTCTTGGTTACTACTTATGCATCTACTGCAAGTACGAATCCGGCGTCTGGACGCAAGACCTTAGTGCCGTACAGAGTGTCAGCAGTGTACAAGGTTCCGAGGAACTCCTGCTTGTACTGAGTCTGTGAACGAACGCCCTGCTGCTCTGCCAGAACAAAAGTGTCCTTGTGCAGAAGCTGTGCGCCTTTAACACCACTTTCAAGAGTAGCAGCGTTGGTTGATACAAATACGTCAATGCCGTACAGAGTACCAATCTGACCGTTCTGAACACCGCGACCATCTACGAAGTCAGAAGAGTTGTAGCGGTCAATGCCCATGATAGCGTTACGCAGTGAAGGTGGAACTACGAAGCAGCGGTTGTCCATAGGAACGTCTGCATCATCCATCTTCTGAATCAAAGCACGGAAAGCTAGGTCAGAAAAATCACCACACTCAGCAGCACCCTGTGCGCTGTATGCTTCAAGAAGACCGGAAGTAGGGTCAATCTGGAAAGAAGCACTGTGAGTCCAGTCGCTACCATCGCCGTCACCCAGAGACTTACCAAGGTTAGTCAGGTCACTATCAACCTGCTTAGCCAGAGCATAACCAGCGTCGCCAGTGTAGAACTGACGGAGAGAAGCCAGAGCCTGAGTCTCGGTGATGTCTTCAATCATACGAGAGTATTCGAAGTGCTTGTCGATAACAACCTGTACTTCACCCTCAGAAGCATTCTGAATGGTTACAGCTTGGCCTTCAACCTTAGCGTGAGCATCGCCACGAACAGGCTTAGGGATATGTACAACGTCGCCTTTCTTACCAGTCATGCCCAAAGACTTGACCAGAGGAGCCAGAACCAAGTTAGACTTGTATGCAGCAACAACTTCGTCACTCCAAATTTCTGGGATAAAAGTAGCAGCGCTAGTGTTGTCTACCGCACCGCCCATGTTGGGATATGTTGAATCAGTCATAATTTAATACCTTATAATAAAAGAGTTTAGTTAGCGGACTCTCTTCTCGGCATAAGCCCTAGTGATTTCATCAGATAAAGCTAAATACCGTTCTGGATTGTCCTGCATTAGTTTAATAATGTCTGAGCGTCGATATATCTTCTTCGCTCGCTGTTCTCCATTTCCTTTGGTGCTACCAGTAGAGGCAGCTTTAACAGCGGATTTCCTTGTTTGCTGCTCAGCAGCTACAGTCTTAGCTACGGCACCTTGACGTTCCTTCCAGTTAGTGAAGAGTTCGTCGGCAGCTTCGTAGTCGTACTGCGTGTCTGCTTGAGCAAAGAGCTGTGTTCTAATCTTAGAGGCTTTAATCCATTCAACAAACTTTGGGTTCTGAACAATATCAGTCATGTCAGGATGACGCTTCTGAAGTTGTGTCATTGCAATAGTTCGTGCCTGTTCCTGTGTGGCAGCCTCAGCCTTCTTAATTGAAGGGTGATTAGCGATAGCTCTTTCGACAGCCTTGTCAGGGTCGGAAAAGAAATCAATATCTTCGTCTACAGTTTCTTGCGTTGGTGTAGTGTTGTCGAGTTGTGTCTGAATGTAACTATCAACGACTGAACGTAACTCCCCTACTTCTCCGCTTTGCTTTCCTAGGAGCTTCTCAGCTTCTTGGTGCATCCTTACAATCTCAGCGGTTGACTTTCCTTTGTACTTCTCGGGGATGTCATCTTCTTGTGTTTCGGTTGCTTGGGTTTCCGCAGGAGTTACCTCTTGTTGAGTTTCCTGTGTAATTTCCTCAAGGTTGCCTAGTTCTTCTTTGTCGTCTTCTGGACGCTCGTCTGGTAAAATTGTTGCCATTATTAAACTCCGTACCTTTAGTATTATGGAGGTTTATATTATGTAAGGGTTCAACACACCTATGAATTTGCCTTACGTTCTTGTTTCAGCTGACTCTCTCGTTTCTTGACCCAATTGTCGGACGCAATACCATTCCGCTTTTCAGTCCAAGTTCCAAAAGAATTTAGCTGCTTTACTGCTAGTTGACCACAATCATTGCACTCAACTTCTTTAGTGTCGCTACTAACGAATCGTTCATTAGTATGTCCAGCTTCACATTTAAAATCAAACAGCGGCATCGTCTTCCATGCCTAGGTTGTCATATGCGTCACGGACTTGCTCTTCTAAGTTCAGCAACGAAGCAATGACATAAAGTTGTCCCTTCCTAAAGAAGAGGTCTTTTTCATCTTTCGTTCCTTCTACTGAATTAATGCCTTTGGAGTTAGTAAGCAGGTCTTCCGATAAAGTCTTCCAACCTGATGTACGAAACATCGAAAGCATATCTTCGTAGTATTTTTCTAGTTCTTTGTCTGTGTCATTCATTAACTGTTTCTCCTTAAAGGACAGTTTGTTATAAGTTAAAGTACAAGTTAAAGTATACTAAAGCATACTATAGTACTATTATAACATATTTACAGTCAAATGTCAAGCTTTATTTTACTTATTTGTAATCACGTGCCTTCATCTTGTTCTTACCCGCACGTTGTCCGCGCTTAGGCTTGGGCATTGATTTCGGCTTTGCTTTGCTTTTAGGCTTCATTGAATATGAGGGCATAAATTCCTCCTGTTATGTTTCATATACTATACAATGTACACTCTAATGTATACTTAAGACACTTTTGTATACATATTAGTACACTACCACTTAGCTTTATCAGCCCAATATGCCGCAGACATTTTGCCTTTAGCTATGTTCTTACCATGTCGTGCTTTGAAGCTGGCTCTTTTCTTCTTCATAGCCTCAGACTCACCTGCTTTAGGCTTACCTGCTGTCTTAGCTCCCTGCTCTCCAAAGCGGATGGTCTTAACCTTGTCACCCTCCTTGGCAACCACTACGTGACTCTTCTTAGGATGACCGGGGGTACGTTTCGGCTTATTGTACCCCGCTACGCCTACCCTAGCTAGTCTTGGGTCTGGTTTTTTTGCTGGCACTAGGAGCCTCCTTAGTGTTGACTTGTTCTTGTAGTTTGTCTACTTTTTTGTTGACATCCTTAAATGCTTCGTTTATCTGTTTAAGTACGTCGTTGAACTGTCGCTCTGTAATCATTGTGGCAATTGTCCCATATTAGGTTGCATTGGTGGTCGTGCTTGTGGTTGTGCCTGTGGTGCTGGCTGCTCTACGTTGCCTTCCTTAACGGCTACCTCACGCTCCTTGAGTAGCTGCTTAGAGATTTCAAGGCGCTTCTTAAACTCTTTGTCGTCCGCATCCCCTGCGTCTAGGTTAGCTGTTACAGCCTTAATACGGTCAATCTCAAGCTCTTGTGGTACAGCCTGTGCTTCAGCCATAGCTTTAGCAGCGCGTGCCTGAGACTCTTGAGCCTGTCCGTTAAGGGCAGCAGTCTGTGAAGCTTGGAACTGCAACTGAGCTTGCTGTGAAGCCTGTTGAGCCTGTTGTGCTTCTGGGTTAGGCTGATTGGCTTGGTCAAGCTTGGCAATAAGTTCTTCACGGTTGGACAAGTTCATGTTCTCAACAATGGACTTAATCAGCTCAGGATACATTGGGGTCTCAGGAGACATGGTTTGTAATAACTGTACAAGCTGTGTGACTTCGTACTCACGGGCAATAATACCTAGAGAGCTGGATACGTCAAACTTATAGTCAGCCACTGGGTACAACTCAGGCTCAAACTGCATATAGCGATGAGCAGCCTTGGTTACCAGAGGAATAATAAACGACTCTTGGAAGTTAATCAAGGTACGCTTGTGACGCTTAATGATAGCGCCTAGGCTCATGGATATGCCCGCAGCTGTGCTTTCTCCGTTGATACTACCTGCGATACCAGCTGAGTCAATAGCACCTGTAGCGGTCTGTACCATCTGCTGTAGGGCACCTGCTTGTGCAAAGGTAATCTGGCTGACCTGACCAAAGTTAAATGGCTGTAGGACTTCCGAAGGGTTACCGTTAGTTAGAATTACTTTACCCGGCCTTACTTCAGGTTTAGCACCACGGGGCATACGGGAAGCATCCATGGCAAGCATAGGGTGTACAGTAAGAGCAAGAGCATCGATTCTAGCGCGTAGTTCTGCGTCTAACGCCTTCTGAGAGTTGTAGCCTTTCTCACATACTCCTCGACCCCAGAAACGGCTAGGAACGACATCCCAAGGGAATGCGATAACAGGACGGTCACCCATCATGTAGGGGTTCTTCTCAGCCTTCAGGAGAGTACCACCATCAGCAATAACAACGATAGCCTCAACGTAGTAGCTATCTTCCGCTTCTTCGTCCTCGGACAGCGTTACAGCTTCTTCCTCGGCATCTGGGTCTGACATAGCTTCGTCCAGCAAGTAGCGAGGCACAAGGCCGTAGTACTTAGTAAGACGTACTTTGTCGTCATCATAGGTAGTAGTTAGTTCGTGGTCAGGCTCAATGTCAAAGTCAGGAGCTGCTGTACCTACGTCTGCTTGACGATAGACACCATCTTCCTGTAACTGCTCCACAACGTGACGTGATACGAACTCATCAATAGCAACACCCAAGGCATTCTCTATAGTAGTGGCTACGGGGTCGATAAGGAAGTTCTGAGGCATTACAGGGTTAAGCTTAACGCACGTACGGTCTGTAATATTGACACCAACAGCAGTCAATTCACCGCCCATGACAGGCTGTGTGGCTGGTTTCATTTCCTTTTCGGTAGTAAGTTCAATCTCAGCAATACCTGTGCCGAATACGGCTGCATTGATAAGACACTCGGCTACATTCTTACGGATTTTGTTACGTTTAAAGTCTGATTCAAGGCCAGTACGTAGGACTTGTATGTCCCTCTTCTCTGTGTCACCTGCATCGTCCGTAATATCAAACCATTTTCCACGACCGAAGGTAGCTTCCTCCAGTTCCGCTACGGAAGACTCCACAGCCTGTTGTAAGGCAGGGGAAATAATCTTGGAACGCTCTGATTGTCGTGTTTTGTCTTCAGCAGACCACTGACCACGCCACAAACGGTAGTATTCATCAAACTTTTGGGAATAGTTAGCCTCGAAATGGTCACGCCAGTCGGTGCATTTTGATTCTACCCAGTCTTCTAAGCGTTCTAAGTGAAACTTTTCTTTGTCTAACATAGTTTAATATCCTGAATAGTAGTCAGTAAATTCATATTCGTCTTCCTCAAAGTCAACAGCATAGGCTATTTGTGCTAACTGGTCTATATAAGCCAATGAGTCAATTAAATCGTCATGTACTAACTTGTTTGGGAACTGAAATAGCTCATCTAGGAACTCAGTGTTCCACTCCCCTTTGTTAAGTACAAGGTTACCGTGTTCAAATCTACCCTGCAACGCCCATACGATACGGTCTACCTTACGTTTGTTGCCGTGGGTTAGCTCTTCTACGCGGAAGAACCTTTGGTTTTTCTTCATTAAGTCGTTTAGGTAGGGATAGACAGCATTCTTCAATGCCCCCTTCTCAATCCCTACGGCTGCTGGTTGATAGTCTCGGACTGCCTCAAAGATTTTTCTGGCGGTCTTTTCGACGCCCCAGCGCCCATGTATGATATTAGCAACCCACCAGCCTTCAGTGTTCGCCTTAACCACAGCAATTGACGTTTGGTCAAGTCGTTTGGTTTTAGTTGTTGCTTTTTCAACATCCGCAAATCCTGCCAAGTCAACTGCAATATAAAACTGTCCGTCCTCCGGTTCTTCCTCGGAGAACTTAACGTGTTCCTCCTTAAAGAGTTCACCACCCGCTGCCTCAAAGGACGCCATGAACTCCTGTCGGAAGGAGAAGGCTGACATCGACTTCTTAGCTGCTTCAATCTCTGCGCTGTCCAGCAGGGGGTTATCGTAGCTTGTAAAGTGGTAACCCTGCCAGTCCTCATCGTTGGAGATACTAGCGTACTGGTGCAGGTCATAGAAGTGGTTACGACCCATAGGCGTGCCAATAAACAAGGCTTCACCTTTTAAATCCGCCAAGGCAGGTCTTAGGATTTGTTCCCAGACCTCCGGCTTCATGTCGGCATACTCATCCATTACGAGGTAGTAGAGGCTGACACCACGCATAGTCTCCGGCCTGTCAGCACCCTTTAGGGCGATGGTAATACCGTTGACTAGCTTTATCTGTAGGTTGTTTACATGGCTGGAACTAATAACTGGATGACCAACCTCCAACAAAGCCTGCCACATAATGTCTCTAGCCTGACCTTGTGTAGGGGCAACATAGAATATCTGACCACGTTTTGCTTCCAACCCTTTAACAATTAACTTCCAAGCAGCGTAGCGAGACTTACCTGTACGACGACCCGCAGCGACAACCTGAAAGCGCTTATTGTCCGCCCACACCTGCTGTTGCCACGGTAGTAGGGATATATTAAGGTCAGTCATTTAGTATGTCCAAACTACGGGTGTAACGTTAGAATCACCACTAGCCCTGTCGTCCACATGGATAAATGTACCAGCCACTCCAATGCCAGCAAACCCAAGGGCGATTGCCTGTTCAATAATCTTGTACTTTTCTTTTCCGCTAATAGCTCTGATGTCCGCTGCAATACCTTGGGCATGAGTTCCTGCTTTCTCCTTATGTCTTTCATTACTGTGATTAGGGCTACGGAAGCCGCTAGTAATCACAAAGGGAAAACCACAGGCTTCACGCAGAGCATCCAAACGCTCTAGGAACTCTGGACACATTTCATTTTGATTTGTTTCTTGACAGTTGAACTCACTCAAGGCAAAGTACTTAGGGTTATACATCGGTGAACTCTCCGTCAATAATATCTTGCTCTTGGTCTGTGTTCTCGGAGATGACAGTAGTCTCTCCGCCCACTCCGGTAATCGAGATGTTGATTCCACCCTTGGCTCCTCCAGCTTTATCCTTCTCAAAGTAGCTGGCTGGTAAGACTCTATCCATTACTAGCTTCCAAGCGGCTGCCTGATTCTTATGGTCATCGTCTAACGCTGCATCAAAGATAGACTCTAACACCCTCGCTGACTTAGGGGACGTTAGCATCCTTGACTTGTATTCATTGATTATCGCTGCGTCACCCTTTGGGCGACCCCTCGTGCCAACGGTTCCCCGCTTGCGTGAGACAACCTCAGACTTGGGTGGACGACCTCTACGCTTTTTAGTAGGTATAGCGTCGCCGCCGTCTTTTTTATTTGTAGACAAAAAACTTCTCCTTAGGTTACCTAAGTATACTTTAGTATACCTTAGACCTCGTTAGGTTTATACTTTGTTTATAGTCTTTAGTTAGTAACAAAACAACAAACTAAACTAAACTAATCTATACTATAGTATTATTATAACATATTTCTTTAGCTTTGTCAAGCTTTATTTTAACTAATTTACCTATCAACATTAAAGGATATTCCTTTGTCTCCCTACGTACCCGCCGAACCCCAATAAAATCAATGACTTAGGTCGTCTTAAGTATACATGAGATACAAACCATTAATGTTACTTTTTGTAACCTTTTGTTGTCACTTTTGGCTCTTTTTTGTATCTAGGGGGTTACCCCGTGACATAACAATGTCTGCCGAGGCCCCCGGGGGGGTCATTAGCACAGCTGATTCCAAAAGGCAAGCCCGATTCGTGACCACGGGCAGCCATCGGGTCACTAAGCACATCAGGAGCCAGTAGTCAAGCCTTAAGGGTGACCAAGGGGCGTCAAAAGGTCACCAGAAAAACTTGTGGGGGCAAGTGAGAGTGTGCTAGTGGATACCTATTGGCATACCTAGCATAGTTGTCATACCAGTGTCCACATATATTCTATACTCAATTAGCATATAGATTACACTGGTTATAACTAAAAGTTCCATGGTATTTAAAGGCTCTCAATTGCGTTTTAACGGCGTTTAAGCTGTACCTATATCATGGCATAGGTCAAGGGTCGAACGTCGAAAATCGCTGTATCCCTTGCCACGCCTAGGCTTCAGCGGTGCTACCTTTGTTGGTTATATAAGGTGGTGTTGCTTATAGCTAAAAGTTATATTGATTCTATGGTTTACCTGTGCTATTCGTACGCGCGCGCATAATAGAATGTAGGTATAGAATAGTTGGCACGGATATTGCTAGGAAAAATAAATTAAAAATAGTTGCGAAAGTTGTTGACAATAGACTCTCATATCCTTACCATGTGCATACATTAATCAACTTATATAGGTACTACATATGCAAAAGGCTTACTTACATAACATCAAGGCGGGACTTGCCGCGGGCTATCGTCTGTGCATTATCGACGGTGAAGAGGGCGACGTACTGGCTAAGACTTACAGCTACAAAGAAGCTAAAGAAGCCGTCGAGTGTATGGACGTTACCCTTATAAGATGGCAAACAGAGACCACCGAGGCTGAGAGAGCCGACGGGGCAAAGCCGTTTAAGCCAGTAGCTGTTTTCGCGGTCGCTCTGGAATACGACAAAGAACCTGACGAAACTATCTATGACATGAGCGCAAACGATATTGCAGAACAATGGTTCAATGAGTATCTTCGACTATAACAAACTAAACGCCCTCGAAAGGGGGCTAACCAAAAGAGGTGATTAAAATGCTCACACTAAAAAAAGTTAATAAAGCGATTCAGGAAATCGAAGCAGGTTGGGAGCTTTACAAAGGTGAAGGGTATTTCTACTGGATACACCCGACAGACATTAGCTATACCGATTGCGAATCAATAGGCGTTTACAAGCTAAACGATTTTACGCTTGAAAGATGGATTGAAGAATTTAATAGCAGATACGAAAGATATTAGTTGCATTAATTATGCCGGTGTATATAATAGCCGGTATACTAAAAACAACTACCACAACTTAAAAAGGTGATATTATGAAACATTGGGAAATAGAATCAGAAAGTGAAGGCCATATCCGTATTGAATGGAATGAGGCCGCTACGTTTAACCTACAATTCCCAGTAGGAGGCCAATGGGTAGACTACCATTGTTTCACCTGCTACGGTATCGACACGGAACACGAGGCACTGGAACACGCCGTTGAGGTTCTACGCGAATATGAGCAGGACGTTATCGGATTAGTAGGCGAATAAATGGTTGTTTTATTGGTGGCATTAGTTTATAGTGCCACTTATTAAACCAATCACAGCAATCAATACAGGTAGAACAACATGACACAAGCCAAACCGAGATTCTCAAAGCCTAGCAAAATGCCCTGCCGTTCGTGGTCTCTGCAAGCGCTGGACACTTGCCCCGCTAGTAAAAAGCCCAACGGCGAACTAGTGGACGCTTGCGAGGGTTGCTACGCGACGACCGGATTCTATGCAATGGGCAGTGTTAAAGCACCGCGAGAGCATAACCGCGAGGACTGGAAAAACAGCGATTGGGTCGACGTTATGGCGGCAGAGCTAGATAACGACCGCTATTTCCGGTGGTTCGACTCCGGCGACCTGTACAGCCTAGCACTCGCAGAGAAGGTGCTGGAGGTGATGCGTCGCACTCCGTGGTGTAACCATTGGCTCCCAACTAGAATGCACAAATTCGAGAAGTTCGCACCAGTGTTGGCAGAGATGCAGGCACTACCGAACGTGGTAGTTCGTTTGTCTAGCGACAGCGTAACAGGTGAGACAGTACAGGGAGCGGCCACCAGTTCGACCATTATCCCTACTGTGTCGCACAGCCTGCCCTCTATGTCAGTTTGTGAGGCATACGAGAGAGGCGGCAAGTGCGCGACCTGTCGCCTGTGCTGGTCGAAAGATGTTGCGGTCGTGGCATATCCTGCCCACGGTAAAAAGATGTTGAAACATATTGACGGTATAGCGGCTATTAATCTATAGTTCCCGTACTGTAACCAAAAAACGCCACAGGAGGCGGCATAATATGACTATTGCAATAGGAACAAAGTTTATCAGGCAACGCGGAAAGAATACCAATAAGGAACGCGTAGAAACTGTAACGGATATTTTAAAGACTTATAACAGCGCGGGCGAACTGGTGAAAACGCGCTACGTAGCAGAGCATGATTTTCTAGGGCAAAAGGTAACCGATAGGGATGTATGCTTAGTAACAATTGTAAAGGGGCTTATATTGTGAATAGTGCAAAGCGTAGACAATTGAAACTCAAAGCGCGTCGAGAGGCGCGCATTAATCTGACTGTCGAGGTTTTCGGGTGGTCGGTGGTAATCTTAGGCGCGGCTGTAATGGCAAAGGTCTTATATGTCGCACTTGTCTATATAATGTTATTCTAATTGGAGGCTATACAGTGAACAAATACAAGCGTTTATTGCAACTGGTAGTATTATTCGCGGGCGGGTTTATCGCGGGTAGTTTAATAATGACGGTCTTTATCCTAGGATTCAGGGCGATTACAGGGGTTTAAATGGTAACAGGTGGGGTTGCATAGGGTAGCCCCTTAGAATGGCTTAGAATTGATTATATGAGGTTTAAAGGGTATGAGTTATACAGAGTTTAAAAAAGAGCATGATTATTTGGTGACGCAGATTATATTTACAGACAATAAGCGAGCTGATACACTGGTTGAGAGATTGGAGCGGTTGCGGTTAGACTGTGAGGGACATTTTAATAAACTATTGAGGGCTTTATAATGACAGGTTGTAGAATTAGTGAAGAGGACGCGAGAGACCCATATTTTGACGAGGGAACGGCGGAAGATGAGCGAGAGCGAGCACTACAGGCGCATATTGACCGGCGCGAGACTTTAAAGGCTATAGTAGCGGCCTCACAGGAAA